GACTTGTAGACGTCGAGGTTGTCTCCGAGCGCGGCCTCGACCACGTCGTTGTCCAGGTCGGAGCAGACCCAGGTCAGGAACCGCTCGCGGGCCTTCTTGGCGGATCCGGTCAGCACCTCGCGGACTTCGCGGAGCGGGAAGTGCGGGCTGTGCTGCTTGCTGCTGTGGGGGATGATCCACCGTGGCTTGATGTGCATCGGCGTCTTGATGCGGCCCTCGTCGCGCTTGGTCTCCCACTGGCAGTGCTCGCCGTTGCTGAGGTTGACCCTGGCGAACACGACGCTGCCGTCGTGACCGTGCTGGTGAGCCAGCGTCATGAGCAGGGCGGGGTCGCTGGTGATGGCTCGGCCGGCGACTTCCTCTGCGGCCCCGCTGACTGCGAGGGCGACGGCCTGGACGACAGCGCTCTTGCCGGAGCCGTTGGGTCCGACGATGAGGTTCTTGTCACCGAGGTCGTGGCTGCGCGGACTGCCGTCCGCTGACTTGATGTTGAACGATACGCTCGTGATCTTCGGGGTGCTCATGTTGCTCCTTGAGTGATGGTGGCCAGCCGGTCGGCCAGCGCCGCGAAGGGCTCGGTCTCGTAGTGCCAGTACAGGTGCGGCAGGAATGCCATCGGTCGGGGCACTGGCGTGTAGAAGACGAGAGCGCTGCCCTTGGGCGCTCCCGTCGCTCGCTCACCGTCGGGCCTGACGAACTTGACCCGCGGCGAGAGGAAGACGACACACAGCGTGTTGGGGCAGTTGGCCACCCACTTGCGCCAGTAGGTCGTGTCGGTGTTGGCGTAGACCAGAAGCGACACCAGCGAGCAGCCCTCGAGACACGCCTGCGCTGCCTTGCGGAACCACTTGTCGATGCCTCTGCCGTACGGCGGGTTGCACCAGACGCGCTTGCCGTAGTTCGACCAACGCACTCGCAGCGCGTCGGTCTTGGGGTCGATGAACGGGTCGATGCGGGCGGCTTCGAGGTTGGTCGCGCAGGCATCGAGGTCGAACTGACACAGCTCGTGGACCTGGTCGAACAGGCCCGCAGGTGTCATCCAGTCGTCCTTGCCCAGGGTGCGGGTGGTGGGCGTGGTCATTCTCCGCCCCCCTTGGCGTAGCCGTCACGGGCCCAGCCCTCGCCTGCCAGCGAGAAGCTGGTGCGGGACACCTGCCGGATGGTCTGCGGGGCGTCGCACTGCGGGCACGGCTGATCCTTCAGCAGGTCCTTCGAGAACACGAGGACCTCGAAGTGGTGGTCGCAGCTGTGGCAGCGGTGGGTGAACAGCGGCATCACTCCTCTCCCCAGTCTTCGTAGACGAAGGTCGGCGTGTGCTGGCCCATCCATCCGCCCGAGGTGTTGAACTCGAAGTGCTCGACGGCCATGCGCCAGATGTCTTCGCCCTCGAGGGCGGGGCTGTTCTCGTGGATGATCTCGTTGGCGATGGCCTCGATGCACTTGTTCGCGTCGTAGATCGCCACCATGAACCCCGGCTCACGCGGCCAGTGGTCGCGGGCCTCGTCGGTCATGCCCACGACGCACGGGTCGTACATCTCGCGCGGCTCCAGCAGCAGCGCATCTGGGTTCTCGACCTCAAGGGCGAGGAGGATCTCCTGGTACGTCACTCCTCACCCCCCTCGTCGCGGACGATGATGCGGCCCCAGGCCTTGTAGTCATCGCCGGGCAGACGCACGGTCCCCTTGATCCGGTGGTACTCGTTGGTCCGGGTGTCCCAGACCCAGGCGATCTTGCCCTCACGGACGAAGCCCTCGATCATCTCGAAGGTCGGACGACCGCACACCGTGTCCATCACGCCGACGTACTGCGCCGGGCGGATGATGCCGTGGAAGCGCGGTGCGCCATCCCACAGCCGACCCGTCACCACCGACTGCGGCCACGCCTTCCAGCCCCCGGCGTCCTGCGCCCGGTGCCGGTAGTCGTCCCGGCCAGCGATGACCGTGATCATGTGCTCCGGGTACGCCTCGCCGAGCCCCTCGGTCAGTGTGCCGCGCCACTCGTCAACAGCAACATCACCGTCGTTGCGGTCATGTGCCAGGAAGAACCTGTAGTCCTCGCTCATTGGTCACTCCTCATATGCTTTCGTAGTAAGCCGTTGCGTGCCTTTGTCAAACACTTGTATCACACCTCGGCCCAGGTGCGGCCCACGTCTGCTTCGCAGCTGAACGTGACGGGCCACCCCGGAACCTCGATGGTCATGCACTCGGTCATCTTCTTCTGCGCCCACTCCGCCAGATGCTCAGGCACCTCCACCACGAGCGAGTCGTGGACCTGAGCAGTCAGCCCTGTGCCCGGTCCCCACTTCTGGAACGGGAAGGACTCGAGGACCCGCTGCTCCGCGATGGCCATGACAGCCGCTTCGCAGGCGAGCACCGGGTAGTTCACCACTTCGTTCTTCTTGCCTTCCTGCAGGCCACCAGACCGACGCCCGAAGAGCGGGTCCTCCATGTAGCCCTGCTTGGAGTAGAGAGTCAGCATCTGCTGCCAAGCCTGCATCCAGTCGGGCTCTGCCTCATGCCAGACCTTGTCGAAGAAGCGGACCTGGTTCAGGTCGAACTTCAGGTATGGCAGGTCGGTGTGCAGGTACTCGCTGCCGTCCTCTCTGTTTTTAAACCCTGTCAGTTCTGTCGACCGGATGACGCTGTGCTTGGTCTCAGCCGAGGCCCAGTAGATGGAGGCGTAGCGGTACGTCTTGATGAGTTCCCGCAGCTGGCCTGCCTTCCCCTTCTTGCTGGGCTTGTGGCTGGCCTTGAGACTGAAGCCCTTTGTCCATCCTGAAGCCTGTTCAAAATCCTTTCCGAACAGGTCGTGCGCCAGCCAGCAGTGTGGGTCGAGGTCGTCAGCGAAGCAGTCCAGCAGACGCTGGATGTTCCAGTAGTTGGCCGTGATGACGAGGTGCGCAGCGCTCAGGTCGCATCCCACCAGCACGTTGCCAGGGGCTGCGCAGTACAGCGTCCGCACGCCGCCCAGGTCCTTACGGCTGGACTGGTTCTGCATGTTGGGTCCGCTGGACGACAGACGACCCACCGCGGTCGTGTGGCTGTTCCACGTGGAACGGACTCGACCGTCGGGGTGGATCGCACCCCCGTCCTTGAGCGGCCGCAGCGTGTAGAGCTGCGTCCCCAGCACCTTGGTCTTGACCCGGCGGTACTGTCGGAGCGTCAGCAGGAACTGGCGCTGCGCATCGTTGATGTCGGGGCTGGCCATGTGGGCGCGGAGCACCGCGTCGCCTGTGCCGGGCAGACCCGACTCGGTGTAGAACTCGCGAGCGTCCATGCCGTATGGGATGCCGAGGTCCCACTGCTCGTAGAGCAGGTTGCGGACCTGGTCGAACGAGCCGGGGTTGAAGTCCTGGTTGCCCCGCTTCTTGACCCCGGCCACGTCGGTCAGGCTCTGAAGCTGGGCGTACAGGTCCTTCGCCACCCGCTCGAACCGGTCAGTCAGGATGGACGCCTTCGCCTGGTCGACGTAGACCCCGTTCTGGTGCATCTGCACGCACATGTCCTGGCGGGCATGGTCGAGGTTCCGCAGCGTCCAGGGCGTAGCGCTGGGCCAGGACACGGGCTTCGCCCACTCGGGCAGCGGCTTGTTCGCTCCGTTGTCATCGGCAGAGCGGCGGAGCGGCTCGGTGATGCGAGCGTTGACCACGGTGTCGTACTCGCAGTACGTCAGCCGCTCCTGGTCGCTGACCTTGCTGCCGCTGTTCTTCTCTCCGCTCTCGCTGGTCTCCCACTTGTGGACGTCAGTCAGTCGACGACCCGTGGGCTTGAGTCCCTTGGGCAGGTCGGGGTGGGTGAAGCGTGCGTCGAAGAGCGTGTCGTGGGTGGGCATGGGCCGCACGCCCAGCCAGTGCTCGGTCACCTGACGGTCGAAGTAGCCCGCGTTGTGGCCCACCTTGACCTTGGTCTCATCGACGAAGAACTCGCGGAGGATGTCCTTGATCTGCTCCTCGTCACTCGGGGAGTAGAAGCGCCGGCCGATGCGGTCGGTGCCCATGATGTTGATGCCGATGGTCCGAGCCACCTGCGCCGGCGTCTCGTACGGCATGGTCGGACGACCCTGCGCGTCCACGTCAGGCGTGGCGATGGCAAGGCACCGCACCCCGATGTCCAGCACGTTGATGCCGTCGGTCTCGTAGTCGTAGACCCAGAAGGGTGCGGGCACCGCCAGCCACTCACGCAGTTCGTCTGGCGTCGGCTGCTCCTGGATCTCAGGCTCAAGCCAGTTCAGCGCGTTGTTGAACCAGCGGAAGGCCTTGCCCAGCGTGGCGTAGAACTGCGGACGCACCTTCGGCGCATGCTTCACGTAGCCAGGGTCGTAGGTCGAGATGACCTTGACCAGCCAGTCACTGCTCGACTGAGTCCAGTCGAAGGCTTGCCAGGTCAACCGGCTGACCTTGACCTCGCGCATGTCGCCCTCGAGGTCAGACATGCTCGAGGATGTGTCGAGCACCCGCTGTGCCGGAGTCGACCCCAGCGGGATGATGTAGCCGTAGGCCGACAGCATCGTCTGCAGGTAGGGAGCGCAGCAGTCGGCAGGGTGGGGCAGGTCTGCCTCGACCTGCCGCTTCGCCTCTGCCGCAGACATTCCGTCCTTCTGCAGCTTCTTCTGCGCAGCCTTCCGCTTGCGGCGCAGGGTCGCTTCCATCTTCTTCCAGCCGTCACGGGGGCTGCAGGAGACGACGAAGAACAGGTCAATCATCGTCCGGTGCAGGCCGTTGGCCTTGAGGGCACGGTCCCACTCAGCTCCGTCCAGACCGCTGAGGGGCATGCCGTACTTCACGTCGTCGCGCTTGGGGGCCTCGAGGACCGCCGCGACCGTCGTGCTCTCGTGAACCTCGGGAGGGACGGGTTCCCATGCCCCGTCCGACAGGCAACCGCTTGGCCCCAGAGGGCAGCGATCACACTGTGCTCCCCGCTCTCTGGGGTCAAAGCTACTCATGGTTGTCCCACCTGTTCTTGCGTGTCTTGGGGAAGCCGGCGAACACTTCGAGGTCGTGCAGCTCGGCGTAGCGCATGACCGACTGCCGCAGGGTCACGACCTGCCGCGGCCAGCCGATGCGGTCTTTGATGATCCCGTAGGACAGACGCTCGTTGTTACGGAGCGCGATGGCCTCGAGGATCAGCTTCTCTCGCATCATCGTCTTGGGGCGCTTGGTGAGGTCCGGGCAGCCGATGTGCTTGTAGACCTGCTTGCGCAAGGTGCTTGAGTGAACGCCGAAGTCGGCGGCAATCTGGTCCCAGGTCTCACCTGCTTCGACCCGTGCTCGCGCTCGGCGAAGCTCGGGGAACGTCCACTCTCTGCGGTTGGCCATCAGCCTGACACGGGGGTCATGCCGGCCAGGAAGCGCTCGACGCTCTTGCACCAGGTCCGGTGCTTCTCGTCGATGTAGACGACCATCACGGGGTAGCGCTCGGGGTCGTTGGCGTACTCGTTTACGATCATCCGCACGCGGTAGTAGTTACCGTTGCGGTGCTGCCAGCGGGTGCCGGGCAGAACTTCGTGCTCCATTGGTTGCTCCAGCGAATGGCCCCCGCCGTCATGGACGACGACGGGGGCCGGTTGCTCACGCGGTGGTCAGCTGCGGGGCGGGGGCGGGAAGCCACCAGCGCGCGGGGGCGGGGGCGGCATCTTCGCTCCGCCGCCAGCGTTGGCGCTGGAGGAGTTGCCGCCGGTGTTGCGCCGCCAAGCGAACTGGCGGTTGTCCTCGGGGAGCTTGCCCTCAGCCGTGGCCTTCTCGTACACGTCCTGGTTGATGAAGGACTTGGTCTCGCCGTAGGCACGGACGCCCTGGGGGGTGTCCTTGGGGCGACCGAGCCACTCGATGTAGGCGGTGCGGCCCACGAGGTGCTCGGTGTTCAGACCGTTCTCCGCCATGTAGTCCTCGGTGATGCCGGAGGAGAGGGCGACCCGCTTGAGGGCGGCGACCATGCCGCCGATCTTCTTGTTGCGGGACTGCTCGTCCATGGCCTGGAGAGCCGGAGCCATGTTGCCCTCGCTGTCGAACGGGCAGGAGCCGATCTCGCGGGTGGTCGAGCCGTTGGGGAACTTCAGGTGGATGAAGTACGAGAAGTTGCCCTGGCGGTCGAGCACGCCACGGTCCTCGAACTGCGTGATCTCCACGGCGTAGTACCCGGTGTCGGGCGGGAGGTTACCGGTGCCAACGGACTTGGCGGTCTCTGCGGGGATGAAGAAAGACATCGTCGATCCTGGGGTTTTGTAGTTTCTACGGTTGTTGTTGAATCCGGTTTACTGCCGGAACAGCCGTCACTCGGACGGAGGGGGTGGAGCCTTGCCCTTCTTGGCAGGGGGCTCCAGAACCTTGAAGAGGTTGTCGCTGCGCTGGCGCTGGATGACACCGCGGGCGATGCCGTCCTGCACTGCCCAGCGGACGTGCAGCTGTGTGTCTCGGCCGCTGCCCTTCGCGAACTTCTGCGCCTTGTTGACGCCGGCGCTGACCGCCTCGTTGATGTCGCCAGCTTGCACCGCAGCCGCGACCACGTCAGCCACCTCGTCCTGCCACTCGAGGCCAGGACGACGGGACAGCCCGTAGTCGACAGCGCTGGCACGCAGCAGCTCTCGGACGTTCGGCGGGCTCTCGGCGTAGCCGACACCGTTGCGGTCGCCCGTCACCCAGGTGCTGTCCCACGGGTCAACGAACAAGCCGCTCTTGACCCACGGGTCCGGGTAGTCCTTGTTCACGATGGCGCGAGCGTTGAAGTCGCACCATGCAGGGACGCGGACGACCTGACCCTTGCTGCCCAGGGACGGACCGCCGGGGACGAAGGACCCGTCCATGCCAGCGCCAGGAGCCTGCTCGTGGGCGACCATGAAGACACTGACACCGATGTGCCGGGACTTCTCAGCCAGCCGGAGCAGCTTGTCCTTGAGCTGCTGGTAGGGCCAGAACTTGTCGACCTTGCCGCTGTTGGTGAGCTTGGGGTTGTCCTGCCAGAATCGCAGGCTCGTCTCGCACAGTGCGGTCATCCCGTCGACACAGACTGCCGGGTAGGACTCGACCAGCCCCTGCTCCTCGAGCATGGTCAGGACGTCGATCAAGTCCACGAGGGTCCTGACCGGGTGGTCGTAGACGGTGGGCTCGAAGCCCCACTCGTTCTGCGTGACGCTCTTGATCGCGTTGATTCCCTCGCCCGGAATCCATAGGGCGTTGGGGAATGCGCTCGCGACCATAGAGGTCTTCATGCGCTTGGGCTGGCCGTAGACCAGACCCATGACCGTGGCATGAGCCATGGTCGCCTCCAGTGATGTTGTTGTTGTGGTAGTGCCCCGAGGGGCCCGCCGACTGTAACACACGGATCTCAGCCGGCAGGGCCTGTTTGTTGTTTACAGTCGGGGCGGACTGTAAACGCGAGCTTCACTCGCTCTCCGGGCCGTACTGGCACAGGTCGAAGGCACCGCACTTGCCGTAGCGGTGGTAGCAGACAAGCTCGTTCTGAGCCATCCGCCAGTCCCCCTCGGTCACGTACTGGCGCTTGTGGTTGACCAGCTGGTTCGCCAGCGAGTGAGCCTTCGAGTAGACCTGACGAGCCAGCTGCGCATCCCGCCAGGGAGTGGGCGGCACGTGCTGACGGCTCACCGTCCAGGGGCTGCGCCGCTGAACCAGGTTCAGGATGACGCCACCGAAGTCGTCGTACAGCTGCTGGCCGATGATGCGGTTGACAGCGAACTGGCCGTCCATCGAGTACTGCTCCGCCCTCGTCTTGCTCACGCTGCCGCCGGTCACCTTGTGGTCCCAGATGTAGGTGCGACCGTCAGCGCTGTGCCGCATCACGAGGTCGAACCGCTTGGTCACCTCGATGGGCTTGCCGTGCTGCAGACCGGGCACTCCGGCCACGGGCTCCTCGAGACCAGGGCAGTCGAGCAGCTTGGCCTCTGCCAGGTTCTTGTCGATCCACAGACCGAACTCGCCCTCGTGGTCGTAGCCCAGGGTCAGCTTCGCCTGGTGCTCCACAGCGACCACCTGGTCAGAGACGTACGGCTCCTTCTGGAGGTAGCGACGGAACAGGTCGAAGATGGTGGCGAGGTAGGGAGTGGCCTCGGTGCCCTCGAGTTCTCGAAGGCGAGCCCACTCACGCACGGCCTCCTCGGGCGGCAGGAAGTGGTCATCGTCGGCGATGAACTCTCCCTCGTACTCGAAGCCGCCCTGCTTGCATCCCAGCTGGGCGTAGTAGTGAGCGAGCGCCGTGTGGCCCATCGACCCCATGGTCAGGGCCTCGGCGTTGATGAACTCACGCTGCTTGACGTTGATGATGAACCAGAGCCGGTCACAGGTGAAGGCGGGTCCCCAGAAGGACCAGCCCGTGGTGCTGCGGCCGGTGTCGATGAGAATGGGAGTGGTCACTGCTGCTCCTTGAGCCAGTCCTCGTGCGCCTTCGCGCACGCCCTGGCGTAGTTGATGATGTCGGCCGGGGTCTGCTCAGCCGACGTCGCGATGACGCAGGCAGCCCCCGGCAGGTAGTTGGCCTTGCCGCTGACGAGGTCGTTGCGGATGTCGACCTTCTCTTCGATGTCGTTGAGCTTGGAAGCGTTGGCGGCGGACAGGATGCTGAACAGTCCCAGCATCGTGACTCCGCTCACGACCATCACGGTTGCGTCTCTCATGCGTCCTCTCCGAAGAGTGCGCTCAGCACCGACGCCTTCATGCGGTCATGGTCGTCGATGCCGAGCAGTTTGTCGTCCATGCCCTGGTACTGCTCCGCAGCCAGGAACTCCTTGATGGGAGTGATCTTGTCAGCCAGGATGCCTGCGACCTTCTCGTCGTAGGACTTCCGAGCCAAGACCACCTTGAGCAGCGTCGGCCGACCACCGATGCGGTCGAACCTCCCCTTCCACTGCTCGAAGTCGCCAGGCCGCCAGGGCAGCATGGCGAAGATGGCGAGGTCCGAGGTCTGCAGACCATCGACCGACTCGCCAAACGCCTGCCCCGTACCAATGAGCAGACACGGTCCGTCGTGCTTCCGGTACGCAGCGACCATGTCCTCACGCTCTCGCTCGTCCGTACCGCCGTGGCCCCACCACATGGTCGGCATGCGGCCACCGAAGTTCTTCTGCTTGACCTCCTTGGTCAGAGCCTTCTCGATGTACGACGCCCAGTCCTCGCAGTCCTGGCGACGTGCCGTGAACAGCACGACCTTGCCGCCACCCCGCAGACCTTCGAGCACCTCCTCGATGACGTACTTGCGCTTGCGGCTGGCCGCCTCCATGAGGTTCGCCTCAAGCGCACGCTCCTGGTCAAGCTCGCTGTGCGAGGCGAGCGCCTCCTTCTCCGCCTTGGCAATGAGCCGCTTGAAGGCACCGGGTCGGTTCTGGTCCGACGGGTCGAGCCACACCACCTGCACTCGGGTCGCCGGCAGCTGACCGTGTGACTCAGTGTGCGTCACCTCCTGCATCATGTAGGCGGCGCGGTACTTCAGCTCTTCCATGTGGCTGCTGCCCTTGTCGTCCAGGCCGCCGTACTCGCCCTCCTTCGCTGCGCAGTAGCGCTTGGCGAACGAGCCGAAGCCCATGCCGTACGCCCCAGGAGCGAGCAGGTCGAGCTGACTCCACAGCCGGCGGGGCCGCCCGTCGTCGAGGGGTGTGGCCGTCAGACCGATGCGCAGCTTGAGCGTGGGCAGTCGGCTCACGTCCATGGCAGCGACCGCCCGAGTCTCGCGCGTCTCCGTCTTGGTCATGCGCTTCTCGAACTCGACCTCGCCGCTGCTGTTGAAGATGGCCTTCCACCGCTTCGGCTGACCGAAGGTGTGCAGCTCGTCGATGACCAGCACGGACGGGTTGAGTGCCGCAACGTCGCCGACGTAGTCGGGCAGGGACTGCGCACCGAACACGACGAAGGGCCGACGCCGAGCAGCAGAACACTCGGCCAAGTAGTCCTCGAGGGTCTGGTCACCGCGACGCATCTGACCCTTGGGGATGACCCGGTGGGGGATGATGTTGGTGTACTCCTGCACCTGGTCCCACCAGACCCGACGAGCCTTGGCGGGAGCAACCACGCACACCGGACCCTCGCGGGTCAGGCTGGAGAGGATTGAGGTCAGGGTCTTGCCCGCGCCGCAGGGGTAGACCAGCTTCGTCCAGGGGCGGGTGTGTGCCCAGTAGACTCCGCGCGCCTGGTAGTCGGTGATGAGGTCCTCGACGAAGGGCTTGACCTCGCCGCGCTCGATCATCTTCCACACGACCCGGCGACCGTAGTCGGCCATGAGCGACAGCCCTTCCTCGTTCAGGTCGGGCCACGGGAAGATGTCGTTCACGTTGATGGCGTGCTCGACCACGTAGGTGACGTTCGCTCCTGCCATGGCGTGCTCGAACAGCCACGCTGCGTTGAGCGGGACGTAGGCCTTGTAGTGGTCGTAGTGGTTGACCTCTGCGCTGGGGTTGTCGCGCAGGTCCTTGGTCATGCGGTACCAGCGACGGTCTCGCTCGAAGTGGCCGTAGGCCAGCACGCCGGGCAGCTGCTGCTCGGTGTTGGCGAGGATCTTCCCAGACCGCCCCGTCACTCGGTAGATGTAGTGCGGCTGGTCGTGGAGAGGAGAGAAGGGAGTGGTCACTTGCATGCTCCGATGGGCTGAGCCCGTGCTCCGGCCAGGGCGTCGACCCGGTCGTTGAGCCAACCCTGTACGGTCGCTGTCCCCTGGTGTCCCTTGACCCAGGTGGTCTTGACGTAGAAGTGGCGAGGCAGGCGCTTGTGGAAGTGCTTGCAGATGCGGTCGATGTCTGTGCGGGCGTGGAAG